TGGTTCTACCTTAACCCTTCGTTGGCTCCTATTGGGGTTACCAAAATATTAAAGGATTTTTTTGGTAAACAATGACCGACGAAATATTCGCTCTTGTTTGGGTCTTGAGCTTTGGACTTTACTTGGTGATTTATACTTACTGGATACCGCTAAGAACGCAAAAAAAGATTGAGTCCTGGTTATTATCTGAAGAATCAAACGAGACTTTGTTAGCTAGCCTTGGAGTGATCACTAACCAAATCAGAGAGCAAGCCCTGGTCGACTTCGAGGAGTTCATGATCCCCCAGGGCAGAAAGGCAGCGATAGATTTTTGGAATGGTGCTATGGGGAATGCTGCCCAGAAATTGAGCGGTACGGAGGAAGGCTCGCAATTGTCTTTGTTGCATAGTATGACTGAAGAATTAAAGGATCAACCCTGGTATGTTCAAGCTGCAGCGTCCAAGTTGATCCCAGTTATTCAAAAAGCTGCAGATAACCAGGACAAACCAAAAGTGACGAAACTGGTACACGGTAAGTTCGGGTTTGACTAGCCCCTGAAACGCCAAATAACGCCCCTGGAACGCCCTGTGACGCCCCAAAGTCGCCTTTTATACCCTATCCTACCCCACCTCATCCTCTAGTCCTCTACCTTTCTTAAATGGATTTTGATTGTATAGCTAGATATCAATCCAGTTTTGCTTAATTATTTTGGTTAGGATTCCCTGGCATTCGTAACATATCGTTACTTCGTTATTGAACCTATCAGTCTTTAGGTGATCCTTAGACTGTAAGCAAAGATTACACCTACGCCTCATGGAATCCTCTTAGCCATTCAAGTACACCGTCTGCAGGAATCAGTGAGTTAGGATCCGACCCAATTAATGCTTGAAGTCTTTCAATAGCAATGCTAACTGTTTCGCGCTCTTTAGCGTTCATGCATCAATCCAGATGTTGCCATCTTCTTTACAGGAGATAGTCCAGGTGCGCTCCAACCAGTCTTTAGCAAACTCATTGGCTCCAGGGAACTCTGCTTCGTGTGCAAAGAGATCCATAATGGTAACTCTTACTACATGGCAGTTAGTCCTCCAGGTAAGTCTCCTTCCCTCTTTAGGAAGAGAGGAATAGGATTCATGGGGGTGGGAAAGTAATTGGACTTGTATGTCAAACTTACTTCCGTGCTCTGTTTCCACAGGCTTAGGATCAGTAAGGAATTTGACTTCACATTCCTGACCCTTATCAAGGCCACGCATCAAAGATGGTGTGCCTAAGCTATACTTCTTGTCTTTGTCTAAGCTCATCAGTAAACCAGTAAGTTCTAGTATAAAAGAAGTTCCATTATACTCAAAAATAAGTAAGTGTTACCTGGTGCTTCCCATCAGCTTTAATAGTGATACTCATATCTGAGTATATGCCCGTGGGACTCTATACCAGGAAAGGAGCCAATGGTCGCCGGATGTATTTCAGAGATGGAAAGCTCATCAGTAAGAAATCTTATGATACCTCTCGCAAACGTAAGCGATCAACCAGGAAAGGTATGCGTCGTAAGACCGCTCGAAGAGCTTACACGGGCAATCCAAGGAGAAAGAAGAATATGGCACGAAGAATGACTATACCGCATCCTTCCATTACTGGAATGGCCAGCGGACTAGCAGTAGCAAACTACCTTAACCAGGGAACATCAGTCGGAGCAGGACCAACATTATCGAAAGGTGTAATCAAGAGTACCTTGGATGGTAACTTGAATGCAGCTTTCAGTGATCTATCCAAAAACGCGGTTGACCTGGCTACCTCCCCTGGAGGCAAGGCAGTTCTATCCTCTGCAATCGTTTTAGCGACTGCAGGTGGACTAGCAAGGAAATTCTTTCCATCAGTAAAACTCGGTGGAACGAAACTATACTTCAAAATATAAGGAGATAAAACAATGGCAGGACTACAAACACGAACGTACACTCTCGCAGGAAGTGCACTAACTGCAGGCACCTTTGCCTCTATTAGTCAGCTACTCGGGAGTTCGCAAAGCACAACTAACCCAGAAGGAATGAATAAAGTTGTAAGAATCAGCATGTCATGCTCACCTGATCACTCTAGCGCCACAGATGGTGTAAGTGTTTTCAAGTTTGCAGGAGATGGTGTTTCAGTACAGCAGATATTCGCAGGACCTTCCTGGAGTAACCAGGCCGCAGGACCACTTGACGGTAACAACGGCATGCCCGTTGTTGTTGAGAATTCTGCAGGTATCTTTGATATCATAGCTGGTAACCAGATAGACTTCTCAGTAAGTTGCACAACAGCAGAAACAGTAGACGTAGCAGTATCAATCACTTACGCAGCTTAGGATCCTCATGGCTATAGTAGGCGGTGCAGGTAATCCAGTAGGCGGAAGTTTCACTGGTCCAGCTGAAGCTTTAGAAATAATTGGGGATCATGGTTATGCATACAATAACACCCCAGCTAATACAACAGCTGCCACAGTAATGAAGTTTACAAGTGGTAATTATTACTGGGTAGGAACTTTTCAGGTAAACATGGGTATGGATTTTACTACTAGAGCTGATGTAATAAGTATAGCTCAATTAACAATGAATGGAGGGGTGATTTCGATTATAAGTTGCGGCAATTCAACACCGGATGCACCAACGTTTGTACACCAAAAAATAATTATTCCACCTTATACTGAAGTAGAAATAACCGCTAAGGCAGACCAAAACGAAGCGGATCGGCTAATAACGATTGGTTTAACTGGCAGGATTTACCGAACCAGGGATTGATGTACGAGGACTATAACCTGGAGCAACTGCTAATGCGTTTTCTCCTGGCTGCAGTAGCTATCCTGGAAGGAATTAGGCTAATTGGTTAATGGTAATCACTGCAGAAGAATGGGGTGGTGGAGGCTTTCCCTTCACTGGAGAACCTCCCAATGGAAACGGGGAACCTACTTTAGACGATCCAGAATATGTCGAACAGATCAAGGAACAGTTTAACCAGGTAAAAAAGTATCTACCATACATCGTAATGATCGGGGCGACTTTAGCCTGGAAACATTACAAGAAAAATGGTTTAGATAAATCTATTGATACCGTAGCTCTCAGTAACGTTATTGCTGGATTTACACCTGTGATAACTGCTTTCGCCTGGTATATGCTAACTACTGTGAATGATACAGCCAAGAAACTAAGTTATATTATCGCAGCAGCAGAAGTGACACCAACTGTAGATCTAAACTTGCCCCCTGGAATAAATCTTGGAGCTTACTTTGTTGCTGCAGATGAGATGATCCCTTTAGTTGACAAGGCTGGTAGTATGCTCCAGCAAGCTCAAGACAAACTAGAGGATCTCCCCTGGTGGTTCTACCTTAACCCTTCGTTGGCTCCTATTGGGGTTACCAAAATATTAAAGGATTTTTTTGGTAAACAATGACCGACGAAATATTCGCTCTTGTTTGGGTCTTGAGCTTTGGACTTTACTTGGTGATTTATACTTACTGGA